GTACTACGGCTACCTCGCAACGTTCATTCCTAAGGCCACATTGTTGCAAAAAATCACTTGGGCCTAATCGGTAGGGCCGGTGCATGGCCACCTATTCGATAACGTCCAAACAACTCACCGCCAATTACGGGGTTGTAGCAACGCTTACCGCTAATGAGATTGTCGCGGGACAATCATTTACCATTAGCGGTTTAGCGGGATTTAACGGCACGTATGTGGCCGTGGATTTGCCGCAATACCAATTTACGGGTGTAAGCACCGCCGGGGATTTGCAATTTAACACGTCCGTGTTGCTACCCAACCAAGTGTTATTTGCATTGGCCGGGGACGACATTGAGCGCACCACCGCCACCGGGACGATCACCTACGCATTGACGTGTACGTGGATTACCAAGGCAGACGTGGAGGATTGGTTGGGTTTTACGGTTACCGTCCCGTCGAGTGATGATGACCTACTCACCATTTGCGTGGCCGCCGCCAACGCGTACGCCTACCGCAAACGCCAAGAGGCCGGCTATTTTGACGCGTCACTATCCACGGTGCCTAGCCAAGACGTACGCCTAGGCACAATCATGTACGCGGGCGCGTTGTACCGCGAACGTGGATCCATTGACCAATACGCGTCGTTTGACCCGCTCGCCACCGGCACACCTACCGGCGGCAGTATGGGCCAAATTATGCGGCTATTAGGGGTTAATCGTCCGGCGGTTGCGTAATGACCGCCACACCAAACGCATTTAAGTTAGGTTACGACAACGTAGTGGACCGGTTACAGGCCATTACCGGGCTACAAGTGTTCGACGATCCACGCAACCTAAACCCACCGTGCGCATTGGTGGACGCACCCGTAATACGCATGAATTCCAACCTCGTGTTCGACATGACGTTTTCGGTAAAGATCATTGGCACCGGTCCCGGCGATTACAAATGTTTATCCAAATTGTTGGAACTAGCGGACCTAGTACGCCGCGCCCAAATCGGCCTTACGGACGTGCGGCCAACCGTAACCACGATTGGCACCCAAGAATACGCAAGTTACGAACTCACCATAGGGGCTAAGATTGGCCCATGAGTACGTATCGAGTAACCCACGCATTTGCGGACTACCAACCGGGCGATTTGATACCGGCAACCGAAATTGGTATTAAGGATTTCTACTATTTGTTGGAAATTGGGGCAATCGTCCCCAATGGTGACGTGCAAACCGGCCCGAAACGTGCTAAAAAAGTAACAACGAAAAGTGAGGACTAAACCATGGCAATGCCGCAAACCGTCTATTACAGCGCACCCGAGGTAAAAATCGGGGCCGCGTCGGGTTCGTCCGTAGATTTGTCCGAGTTCGCCAAGAGTGCGGTACTCACCCGCCAAGCGGACGCATTAGAGAGTTCGAGCATGGCAAGCCGTGACCGGTTCTATCAGGCCGGCATGAACAGTAACCAATTTGTGGTTACGTTTAATCAGTCATACGAGGCAACCGAGGTGTACGCAACGCTTGCACCATTGGTGGGGACGCAATGCTACGTCGAGTGCACACCGGTGGACGGAACAACGGTTGGTGCAACCAACCCCAAGTTTTCGCTAACCAACACCTATTTGGAGGCCATGGACGTGTTGGCCGCAAACCTTGGCGAATTGGGCGAGGTCCAATTGACGTTTACCGGTGGCACCTATGCCGCCGCTACCGGCGCATAGCCACAACATAGGATCCGTGCGACGTGATTATTAAATGGCAAATCCCTATTAAGGGCACCACCACCGAGGTGGAAACGCGGTTTATTGACGTACTCAATTGGGAACGTCACACCAAACGATCCATGCAACAACTCACCACGGATTTACGAGCCGTGGACATGGTGGTGCTTACGTGGTATGCGTTGCAACGCACGAAAAACGAGTACGCCAATTTGTCGTTGGCCGATTACGAGGCCGCATTAGACGGACCACCTACACCGGTGGATAGCGGGCCGGTAAACCCTACGGAGGCGGCTACCGCCGCCGATTAGCCGAAATCTTAGTGGCAACCGGGTGGTGGCCGCCAAACGTCGAGTTTGACGAATTCGACATGGCTACCGTGGTAAGTGTGATTAACGACCAAAACCGCCAAATGGAACGGGCCAACCGTGGCCGTTGATTTGGAGGTGGGCGTAGTAGGCGTAAAACAAGCCCTAAAAGATTTAAACAAAATCGCGCCAACTTTACGCCGCCAAATAACCAAGGATTACGCGCAAATCGTGGAACCCATGATAAAAACCGCGCACCAAGCAATCCCACAAATTGCCCCGGTTACCGGTATGGATCGGACCGGGTGGAAAACGCGTAGCGGCCTACAAATACTCCCACCGGCCGGTTGGAATGGCACCGCCGCAACCAAGGCCCTAAAACCCAAGATAAACACGCGCCGCATTAAAGAGTTCCGCGGCAACAAGGAAAACGTAGGCACGTTCGGTGTCGTGTGGCGCGGGTTTGCCAACACGGTGTTCGACATGGCCGGCCGTAAATCAAGCGGCAACAAAGACGTATTTAGCCGCATGGGATCACACGGCCGAATGGTTGGCGCGGTAGGCGGCCCACACTTGTTAGCGATTTTGCAAGGCCGCTACGGTTCCGCGTCACGCACCGTATGGCCGAGTTACGAACGCAACCAAAACGAGATAGACAACCAAATGCAAAAATTGGTGGACGAGGTAATGCGACTAGCAAATAGTGATCTGTCCAAACCAACTAGCGTTGGTGGTTAGCCATGGCCGTATCACTACCAATCGTTTCCGAGTTTGACGGCACCGGAATAAAAAAGGCCATTGCCGAATTTAAGCAACTAGAAACCACCGGCGAAAAAGCCCAATTTGCGTTAAAAAAGGCCGCGGTACCGGCCACCGCCGCGTTAGGTGCATTGGCCGTTGGCCTTGGATCTGCCACCAAAGCCGCGATCGAGGACGCCGCCGCGCAAGAAAAATTGGCGGGTGTGCTACGTCGCACCGGTATGGCAACCGACGAGGAAATAGCAAGCGTTGAGGAATTTATCAGTGCCCAATCGCGCCTAACCGCGGTTACAGATGACGATCTACGGCCCGCGTTAGCCACATTGGTAAACGCCACCGGGTCCGCTACGTATGCGCAAGAATTGCTAACGATTAGCCAAGACGTAGCCGCGGCCACCGGCAAGGACCTAGAAACCGTAACGCAAGCAATGGCCAAGGCCGCCAACGGCCAAACGGCCGCACTCTACAAATTGGATCCGGCACTACGCACCACCGTAGGCGTTGGGGCCGAATTTGAGGACGTGCTACGCGGCCTCAACATACACCAAGGTGCCGCGTCCGAGGCCGCACTCACCACCGAGGGCAAAATGAAAAATCTCTCGATCCAATTTGGGGAGGCAAAAGAGAGTATTGGCGCGGCGTTAATCCCGGCGGTGGAAACGTTGTTGGGTTTGCTAATCCCGTTGGCCAATTGGGCGCAAGAAAACTCCAAAGTATTTTTGATTGTGGCCGGTGTTATTGGCGGTGTGGCCGCGGCGGTACTTGCCGCCAATGCCGCAATGAAAGTTTACCAAGCAACGTTGGTGATCGTAAAGGTTGCTCAACTAGCCCTAAACGTGGCTATGTCGTTAAACCCCATTGGATTGGTAGTTATCGCTATTGGTGCATTGGTAGCCGCGTTCGTGTTGGCGTACAAAAAATCCGAGACGTTCCGCGAGGGCGTACAAGCACTATTTGAGGGCGTAAAAAACGGGGTTACCGGCACCGTGGAATTTATTAGCGGACTACTCAACGGTGTGTTGGGTTTCTACAAATCGTTGTTTAACGGCATTGCGTCCCTATGGAATAACACCGTAGGCAAATTAACGTTTACGATCCCGTCATGGGTGCCCGGCCTTGGCGGTAAAGGGTTTGCGGTACCCAAAATTCCTATGCTTGCGGAGGGCGGCATAGTTACCGCGCCTACGTTGGCCATGATTGGCGAAAAAGGCCCGGAGGCCGTAGTACCGCTTAACCGGGGCAACATTGGCGGATCTATTACCGTAAACGTTTATTCGACGTTGGCGGACGCAACATTGCCCGACAAATTGGTAAACGCGTTACGCCAATACAACCGGCGTAGTGGCGTGATCGACATACGGGTGGCCTAAATGCCCGGCGTTGTTGCGTCGGCCGGCGATTACACGGTGCTATTGGACACCGGTTGGGATAGTAATTCGTTCCGCTTGGACGATACCGAAAAAGGCGTACTAAACAACACCACCTACACGTTGGGGCCTAACGTCCAATTTGCAGACATTACCGATTACGTATTGGGCATTAACTACCGGCGCGGCCGCCAACAACCGTTTGACCAATTCGGCGCGGGCACCATGTCGTTTACACTCAACGACACATTGGCCGGCGGCATACTCAACCCATACGACGAGGCAAGCCC